TTAACCAACTCTTGTATTGAGGAGGATTGTATGGACGCTTTTGGCCCATAAATGATCTTGGTCTTGGCTTAGATATTGGACGTATAGGTAAATCAATCTGCTTAAACTTCAGCATTAAAAGGATTTTTCAGCGTCTTTCTTTAATGAGTAGCCGCCTTGGACGTTGCCAAAGAACTCATCATCAGAAGGAACAGAACCGCCTGAATACTCCACGTAATCCATAACCATTATTTTCACAGGATCAAATGTCATTCCACATCCTGATTTGTTGCCCCACTTTTTTATGGTGTAACCAACGATGACCTTAGATCCATTGCCTATTTCTTTATTAATAGGCCACTTTTCACAGGTTGAATCAATAACATTAGGGCCAACAGTTTTTGTACCGTTGTCATTAACCCAGCAAACCTTTTTAAACTTAGTAACAAGCTTTGTAGCATCCTCTTTATCTGGATTGCAGTTAAACCAATAAGTATGCTTTTTGGCATCTTTTCCGTGTAATTCGTAGAACTTATCCTCCATAGAGTCGTACCACTCTTTTACACCTCTATCGGTTTCATCGTGTAGTAATTCCATTGTCCATTCATCAGGCTTGCCGTCGTCGTATGCCTTTCTGGCTTCACCTAAACATTTGAACCATCGGGCTTCACCTAGTGGTGTTTTGTAGAGTTCCAATTTGATGCCCCCATCAATAGTGTGCTTATTGAAGATACCGTACTCTGAGCCCTTGTAGTAGTCGCATGAAGTATATGTTTATATCAAGAAAACAAGTAAGGATTTGTCCCGATAAGTCTTGGATCGAGACTGCCTTGTTTAGGCATATCAGGTAGCGAAATACCAGTCTTCATCTGTATTTCATCCACAAAACCTAGCAACCAATTAGGGGCATAAAGTTCGTTAAAAGTATCGTGAAGTGTCTTATGTGCTTTCCCAGCGTTAGCCGCATGAACAGCAAAGCAATCGTGATTTGTTAATAGCTGTATATTTTGTTCCACGGCCTTGTAAACGAAGTTTACGCAAAAGGCGGAATCCCAACTATGTGTAAAGTTCGCGGCTATTCCTTTATTGGCTTGTGTCGCACATAAAGGTGCATCTTTTGGCTGATCTTTAATACTCATCGTTGAATGTTTCCCGAATAATATTGTCTGAATCCTTTTAATCTGTGGTTCTCTATCTGCAATTCTCATGGGCCATCCGCTTTGAGTTGTCCATTCCAGGGCGTGACCATTATTCATTACCTTTCTTGTTACTTTGTGGAGCCATTTTTTAAACTCAAGGCAAGGTTTAATTCTCTGCTTTGTTTCATCCCATAAATGACTCGCCAAATATTTCGCAGGGATAGCGACCTCGTAAGTGAAATTTTCAAGTGGTACATATCCAAGGTGTTCATCCAATCGTTCAACTAAGGAATCACATAAAGACATATATGAACCTCCATAAGGAGCTGCAAGAATTGGTTGCTTACATAAAGACCTAGTGATTCCTTTCTGAAGCCATATTTCTGCTAAAGCTTTTTCTCTTGGCTCTCCAAATTGAAGATCCTTGACCAATCTCTCTGTTACTTTCTCGGCAACAAGGGTGTAAAGATCCCTGCGCTCATTGCCAAATAGGTTGCACTCCTTCCCAACCTTTTCTGATCTCAACAGGGCCGCAAGTATCCCGCAGCCTGAAGTGGTCTGATCGAAGCGAACTGGGCATCCTGTTTTGCCTGTTTCGAGTACCTCTTTAACCCCCTTGCAAGCCTGTAAAAACTGCCAAGGATCGTTAGCATTTCGCCACAATTCAAGCCTTCCAAGTGGATCTTCTGCCGCTGCTTTCATCAAATCAATATTCTTTCTTCCCCAATTCAGACGCTCATCCCATGACTTCCTTCCATGTCCATAATGTCCGGCAGCTCCTTTCAATAACCAATCAAAAGCTTCGTCATTTACTGGCAGCTTTTCAGCAAAGTCCAGCATGGCCTTTTCGTAGTCTGGGCCTTGGTGGGATACATATTTGTTAGAGGTATAAAGCCTTGATCTATGGTCAGCGTGGTAAGCCTGATAGACAGTTCTATCTGCTAATGCTTCGGCCTCTTGTAACGCTCGTTCAACCTTGATCCTTCTGGGTCTGTTTTGCTCTCTGTCTCTATGGGCCATCGAAGCAAGACGATTCCTGATCCTTAAGTCTTCTTTGTCTGGATCTTGCCCTAACCGTTCAGGAACATCCAAGGGAACCTTTGCACAAGGCCACAAGGCTTCTGTTCCGTTATCCCATGTATTCCTTTGGCATTCGATTACATCCCCTTTAACGTGAAGTCCAACAGATTGGAGGTGGTTTGTCGCTACAAATGTTTTTGTTAAGTCTGCTTGCCTGTAATGCTCTATTGCTGTGGTGTCTTTTTCTTCAGCGTCGTGAATTGGGACTCTAACGAAACATTCCTCATTACCTGGTCTGCCTCCTCCGTATAACCCAGGCCAAGGGTGAGGAATAGAAACCAATGCTGAATAAGCAACTTTATAAGTAGAAGGTGGGCAGCTCTTAATAACTTTCTCAGCGTGATCAGTAGGAACTACAAACTTGGGAGTGGTTCGACCAATCTTCCTCATAATTACTTTGATCAAACCTGTATGAATCAGGTGATCTAAAAGGAACTGACCAATATGAAGCCTACTTAAATCATTAAAAGGAAGAACAGGACAACCCATCTTCCGCATTATTTCCATTGTGCTGATCTTGTTCCGGCTCAAGCCTTGCTTCATTAAGTGCCGCAGCTCCACCGGACTTTTATTAGCCAGCCTCATTAATCGGATCTCTTTCTCAACCGCAGCTCCTAGCCCTTGGCAGAAAGTGGCGATCCTTTGCCTTCTGCTTAATTGATCAAGGGTCGCGACAAGGGCGATGGTTGCAACATGCTCTGGAGACTTAAAAGGATCAAAGAAAGGAATTGCAGCTCCGTGAAATCTTGCTTTGTCTGGATTCTCTACAAACTCAGTAAAAGTTTTATTTAATCGACTGCTTAAATCATCAACTAATAATCCATATAATTTTCTGCCATAAATTAATGCGCTCTCTTTTCCTATCTGTTTAAGTTTTCTTTCATTACTTTTATGTGTTTCTTCAGCTCTTTTTTCTGCACGAAATTGTCGTGCTAATTGCTCCTGTTCAAGCGCCTGTATATCTTGCAACTCGAAAAAACTGGTCTTTACGACCACGTTATTCGCAACGCTCTCGTAATGCCAGCTTTTATTGCCCTGAAAGGGAGTGTACGACTTGCTCCACGGGGTCTAAGATGATGCTTCTGCGAATTATGAGTTCGAGGCGAAGCCAGTGATAGCAGGAGGTTTGGCTGATTTCAGGTCGTTCATTTTAGGTTGCTTTAGATAAGAATTTAAAGGGTACGAATGCCGCGAACTCGCTTAAACAAAAGTTGCAATGGGGGTCGCGAGGATCGAACTCGCCTTAGCTGAATTATGAGTTCAGTGCATTCACCAGATTGCTAGACCCCCACGAGTGCATTGTAAGCATTCGCATGTTCAGATCCATCCATGTGAACATATCTATTGCACATTTGAGGATTGCTATGGCCTAACCAAGCAGCGATTTCTATGTTATTGCAACCCTTTAGACCTAGATTTGTTGCACATGTATGTCTTGTAGCTTTGATGATAAAAGTTTTGGAAATACCACATTCATCTAGGGCTCGTCGCACCGCATGATGCAGCTCTCTGTCAGATAAAGGCCAAACTAATTCTCCTTTCATGTTCAAAATCTGCTCTACTGCCACTTTTATTGCTTTAGGAGTTAGAGGCAGAGTTCTATTTCCTGTTTTGTTATCGTTGTTTTCTTTAAAAAAAGTAACCAAACATTTCTTTAAGTCATAGTCAGATTTCACTTGTCTTCTCATTTCAACAGGCCGACATCCCATTTCACATAAAAAAATCAACTGTCTTGCGACATCTTTTCTATTGATCTTTCTTAAATATTCAACGCATAAATCAATTTCTCTCTGCTCCCAAATAACTTCCTTACGATTCTTTAGCTTTAAATTCTTTGGAAACTGAGGCAAGCTTCTCACTCTTCCATGAACAAGTGCCATTTCTTGAAACACTCTTAGCTTGCTTGTCTTGTTATTGATCGTTGCAGGCAAATTATCTTTGTATTCCGCTAAATAAACTCTGTAATCCATAAACCTTCCAGCATCAATATCTTCCACTGGAGTGTCAGGGCCAAAATAATTAACTGCTTCTAAGGCATAAGTTCTTGTTGTTTTATTTCCAGCCTGCGGTTCCCATTGGAATTTCCACGCATCCTTAAATGCTTGCTTAATTGTGTAGGCCATTGGTCGTGGTTTTGTGGGTTATAAACCCTCAAGCGATCTGATCTTTGCTTTGCCTTTCTTCGTGAGCCTGACTCTGTATCTTCTGCCTTCTTCTGGGTCTATATAGATCTCTACAAGGCCAAGGCAAGTCTCACGATGACGGACAGTTTCGCTGAGAGTATGGACAATTCTTGATGCAGAAGCGTTCGTTACATCAAATTTATTTTCTATATCTCGATACGTGCAACTCCCTTTTTCCGCAACGTATAAAAGAACTTGCGCGTGATGAATAGGAAAATTACCTGGGGCCAGAGAGCCCAGAGCTTCAAGAGCGTTCGAGAGTTTGGAAAGATCCATGGTTCAGTAGGAGGCGATCTCTTGCGGCCCACGGTTCCCTCAATTCGTATGTTCTTACGATCTTGTAGAGGAAGGCGGTAAATAGCAAGATGAAGTTCTCCCTGTCGAAGTGGGATGATTAAACTCAATATAAGTTTATTCCCCAATGTCTCGTGGTTCATGCGACACATACTTAAAAGATTGAAAAATAAGTTTACAAGGGCGGGGAGTTCCCGTTCATCAAGAACTTAAAAAAGCATTTATATGTTGGTAATACCGTGATGTTTGTTACGACCGCTCAACGTTCCGTTACAACTGAAGCGTTATTTAAGCGGTTATATAACTGTATGTAACTAAACAAGGCCAATTTGCTTCATTAAATCTTGACCAGTTTTTGATAAAGAGACTTCGTATGTTCTTGATGAAGGTTTAATTCTTCTATCAAGAAGATGAGTGTCAGGTCTAACCAGCTTTTCATTCTCAATCCTTGGAGTCATGCTTGCAACAGCTCTAGAGATCGGCCCATTAGTTGTATTGGTTAGATTTGCCAGCTCTTCATAAGTGCGTGGCTTTACAGCAACGTGCAATAAAACCTCGACCTGGAGAGCCGAGGGTTTGTTTGTGTATCTTTTGCTGTTATATCTCAGCGTCTTTAATAGCTGAGAGAAAGCGGTTAAAGTTTTTTCTTTAGGCATTTTTTGTTTTCAATGATTTTTTAATAGGAGGGTTTTCTATTCCTCTCTGTCGATTGATTTCCTCGCATAAAGCAATACCTCTGTGATAATCCTTCGGTTGATGTTCTTTTAAGCCATTTAATCCATAATTTAAAATAAGCAGAAATCCAACATCATGTTCCTCAGGAATTACGCAATAATTTACGGTTTTTTCTTTAGGCATAGCCATATCAAATAAGCTCCAAATCCAAAAACGACAAATGGTTCAATGAGAAACATCACACAATAGATAAAAGCGGGGACGATTACCACGCCCCCAGTAATTAATAATGTGTGACCTACGAATGCTTTAGGTAGATCCTTTTTTTTCACTCTTTTTAACCTCCTTTGGATACTCCCACCCATCTTTTATTAGTTGGTCTTTTGCTTTACTAATGTGATACGGACTATGTTTAATCTGCATTTCATAGTATTGCTCCTTACTAATAGGACTGGGATCTCTAAATTTCATAGCCAAGACTTCCTTGAGCATTTTTTCTACTCGTTCGATAGAGAGCCGCGTTAAATGCAGCTCCTTTTCAATCTCTGAGTTGTACTGTTTAGGCATCTTTGGCTCCATCAATAGCGTAAGTTTCTATTCTTTCTGCTAAAGGTTCAACAAGTGGATCAACCCATTTTCCATTTACATGAATGTGGTTAGTGATCCATTCGGTTATACATTTCCAGCCCATCTCTTGTTGTTTTTCATAAGGGAGCTGTATCCATCCTTCAGTTTTTTCCAGCTCTGCATTTTTAGCGATCTGTTCAGTCTCTTCTTTGGTGTATTCATCTGGAGTTTTTTTGATACTTACAGATGTTTCACAGAAAAAAGATTCTAAACCTCTAGCTAGTAGTAGGCAAGTGAGATCAGGCAGTCTTCTTTTTTGATCTCTAGCGATTCTTTCAAGAATGCTGTGATCTTTATCTGGTAGTTCTATAATTAATTTTTTCATTTAAGTAATAAAAAAGTGAACAGTAAAAAAGAAATGCCAGCTAGCACCCGTATTTCCTGGCATTGATTAAAAATGACTTGCTCCTGGGCCTGTAAAAGACCCAGTGCATCATCAGCTTCGGTGCTGTGTTCGCTTATTTGTCTCATAGCCTTATTTGTATAGGCATTAACAAATACTCCAGCTCAAAACCTTCTAAACCTTCAACGTCACAACAGGCAGTGAAAACTACTGGAGTTGTAGGATGATTAGTCACCATCTTTAGGGTTCCATTAGAGTATTTAGTCACCATTTGACAAAAATCTGAAAGATATTTTGAACTAAAAGCAATAGGTTTTTTAGGCTCATTGCTGAAAGAATCAGGAAATAATTGATTGTAGTTAGGGTAAACACCATCAATTTCCTGTAACTGGTATCTTTTCTCTAGCGGATCTTTATGCTTTCCTTTTCCTCCTATAAATTCAATTGATTTATCAGTACCGATAATTACATCCTTTGCATAGTTAACTTTTTTCTTAAATAGTTTGGCATCTAATTTTAAGCCTATTGAACTATTGACCTTATAAAGATCACTAGCAGTTTTAAAAGGCATGACAAACCTAAAAAGTCTATGTCCATCAGTGGATGCAATCTCAATACCTTTATCTGATTTAGTGGCATAGATACATTGAAGCAATTGTTTCGCTTCATCAGTACTAGCGAATTGAGCCGCAATATGAAGAATAGGAGCTGGTAAACAGGCTTCAATGCCTGTAACCTCCTTATCTGTGGTCATTATCGGCCGTGTAGTAGTAGTCAAAATAAAAACTCCTAAAGGTCGTGGGTTTGTAGATACTCTCTAATGAGAGCATCGAGGAACCCCGCAGGGCTCCTTGATACCGTCATAATTAACCTCTTTTGTATAGATAGCCGCCGTATTGGTCAGCCCTAGAGAGACAAAGTTCTCTTGACTTTTGATCTAATAAATTAAATCGAATACCTTTGGCAGGGCTATTGGTTCCCGCTGGCTTGTATACATTGCCTGTAGTCATATCTACTAGGGCATGAATTGAACCGAGTTTTCCTTTGAATTGTTCAAGATCGCCACGGTAAACAGTACCAATCTTGAAATACTTTTTACCTTCAGTAAAACTGAATTCACTCCTAATTCTCGGATCTTGATCCTCTGTTTTTTTGTTGAGAGCTGCGACCAGCTCCAACATATAAGTTTTTACAAGTTCTTTAGTCATTAAAAAAAACTTAGGTCGTGGTAGATGCTGAGAGCATCAGAGAGCCCCGCAGGGCTCTGGGATGCCATCAATGCAATAAATCAGCTAGTCCTAAATCTTTCCAGGCTTGTTCCTGCTTCTCGTCGAGCATTGGGTCAATCTTTAGCTCGTCGTCATTGTCTTTGAACCATTTGGCAGTAGACCGCATCAGGTCGATAAACTCTTCCTTATTTGGTGCGGTTTGAATGCTCACATCTCCTTCGACATAGCCAATCAATCTAAATTTAAAAGGATTTGCCCAATGGCCGTAATACCAAGCATCCTGTTTGGTATCAACTTGGGAGTATCCTTTTAATTTCCAGTCGTAGTTGTATCTATTGCCAGATTCAACAAAGTACTCTTGCTTTTTAATTGCCATTTAAATACCTTTTTGGTCGTGGTTGTACCGAAGTACTCCTGAACAATAGGCATTACTCTTCGGCCCTGTAGACTTTACCTTTAAAGCTTAACACTCTGTAGTATTTACAGCTCTTCAGCTAACCGCGGCGGGCTCTCACTTGTGCGTTTGCCTGTCGTCTTCTTCTCCAGCTGGGCCAGCAATAAGACCAGGAGAAAGAACCGCCGCGAATTTATTATTCGCAGCCGAGCCAGTCCCTCACTACCCCCTACCCTATCGAAGTATAAATAAAAGGAATTTTTTGCAGTTGATCGAATTTTTAATGGCGATCCGATAGGGGTAATGGGGGAAATGGGGATAAGGCGAGACGACGAAGCCTACTTAATCGCGAGACCCAAAATGGAAAAGCCGCGCTACCAATGGGAATAGCACGGCTGAGCTGTTATATATCGAGGTAAGAGTGGGGGAATATTCGTTGCGTTTCGTTAAAAACCCTGCCGTCTGTTTATATGGGCAATCGGATTGAAAGTCAATGTTCCGTGTTTACGTATTGAAACATTCTGAGGGGTTGTGTTAGTTCTGCGTGGGTGTAAGTTAATTAGGCGACCAAGCAAATTAATGTTATGAGTAAGAGAAAGGATACTTATCTGATGAAGGAAATGAAGGAGAGGGTTGGGGTTGAGAGAGATCCAAGTGGAGGGGAGTTGGCGAGAGATTTTACGAGTAGTGAGAGGAGGGAGTATGGAAAATATATGAGGGGATATAGAGCGAAGTATGGATTAGTGGATGGATTAAGGACAGATCAAGAAGGATTTAGTGAATATCTGCGGGAACGTAGAGAACGGGATAGAAAAGCTAGAGGATATTAGTTATTGTGTAGTCGTCTTATGAATTAAGAGTTATGCCAAAAGGGAAAGGGAGTTATGGATCAAAGGTAGGAAGACCACCAAAGAAAGGGAAGAAGTAATGTATCAAAGAGAATGGTTAGAGGAAGATCGGCAGAGGATGATGAATATGGAGAGATGGTATGTCTTAGATGGAAGGCATTTACATTCCCATCCTTTACATGGTTTATATACAGGACTTTCAGCTAAAGCTGATGAACTAGAGAAAGAAGATTTAGTGAGCTAAACTAAGAATATCCCTACGATGCTTGCTGCTTGGTCGTGGTCAGCTAGGGCTAGATAAAACCTCCTAACCAATCGCGCCGTTAGGGGGTTTTGTTGTATCTGCTTAAATAATTTGTAGAATTAAAATGTCCCTTACCCCTTAGCAAGTATTAGCATTTTGGTTATTGGATAGCTTCAGAACCCTCGCCACCAGTCGGGGGTTTTGTTGTATCTAGCCATAGTTACGTCAGAATAAAAGAAGTTAAAAAAGGACTATGCCTTACCTCACCAACAATCAAAGAATGGAGTTAGGTCTTGAAGGTGCTTGCTGTGTCAAGCCTGAGACTTTAAAAAAGGCTGATACGTCTAATGTTTACGTGGACGAAGAGATGCAAGAACAGCTATTAGCTCTTCCAGCAAGACCAACAGCTACAGTTGAAACAACTGAAGAGACAGAAGAGTGAAAAGTTTATGGGAACCGTTACCTCCTCAATTAAGAGATAGCTTCCCTAATTTCACTTGTTATTTGCTTAGAGAGTTGGGGTTAGCTGATGCCCCAACTAAGCAGCAGATTTCTGTCTGTAATTGGATGCAAAATGGGCCAGATCGTAGTCTTACAGTAGCTTTTCGTGGATTAGGTAAGTCTATTCTTGCGTCTTTTTATGCTTTATGGAGATTAAGAGTAGATCCAAATGAAAAGATTCTGATTGTCTCTGCTACAGCAGTTAAATCAACTGACTTTTCGTCTTTTATGCTTCGTTGTATTGGAGAAGTTGATATTCTTCAATGTCTTATGCCTGG